GGGGCTTCGCTAGATGAGGCGCTCGCGCAAGATTAACTAATAACCATTACAATTAAACGATAATCCGAGAAAAGGAAATCTATGGCGCTCAATCACAACAACATCACAGTTGGAACAACACCAACTCCTCTCGTCACAATTCCTAACGGCGTTGGATATGTAGCTGTTCAGGTAAACAATCGCGATAGCGCAGCGATATTTCTTGGTGATAACGCAGTCACCAATACCGTAGGAATCAACGGTGGACAGAACCTTGCTGCAAGCGCAAGCGTACAAATCTGGATGCATGGCAACGACACCCTTTACGCAGTATCAGCCTCCGGCACAGCAACAGGCGCAGTCTCGGTTATTTACTCAGCCTAACAACTCAATATGTCAGAAACCTTTGTCCCGCCCGCTGGGGCAGCGGCAGCAGCAAAGCGCGCACTCGGCTGGATCAGCGATGGTCATGCCGGCGATGGTTTTACAGGTGCAGGTCGCAACAGAGCTGGACAACTCTCACGGCGCGAAGGATTATCACGCGATACCATTATGCGAATGGTCAGCTTCTTTGCCCGTCACGAAGTGGACAAAAAAGCAGAAGGATTTAATCAGGGAGAAAAAGGATTCCCATCACCGGGCCGAGTGGCTTGGGATGCATGGGGTGGAGACGCTGGAAAGTCTTGGGCTGAAAGCGTTGCCGCGAAACTTAACAAGGAGAAATCACTTATGGTCAATGACTTCGCTAATTCATACGCGGCTATCGTTAAGCAAGAAAAGCAAGAAGATGGCTCGCTGCTTGTCTATGGCAAAGCAACCGATGACTCTCTTGATATTGACCAGCAGATTTGCGATGACGCTTGGCTCTCCTCTGCTATGCCAGAGTGGTTTAAGTCCGGCGGTAACATCCGCGAACAACACTCATCTATTGCGGCAGGAGTAGCGAAAGAATATGAAGCGAAAGCGGATGGTCATTATATTTCTGCTCTTGTCGTTGACCCTATTAGCGTTAAGAAAGTGGAATCAGGAGTTCTTAAGGGATTCTCAATAGGCATCAAGTCCCCACGCGTTGTCCGCGACCAGAAGGCTGCTAACGGCCGCATCATTGACGGACAAATCGTGGAGATTTCTCTTGTGGATCGTCCAGCTAACCCAAACGCCAAGCTCATGCTCGCCAAGAGCGTAGAGGGCGAACCTAATCTTGTGAAAGTCGAAGAATTTACAACTACAACGAAGGAAAAATCTATGCTCGCTGACATCATCAAAGAAATCCATGCGGATTCGGCTAAGTTTGACCAAGCATCTTACGATGCAGCCCGCAAGGGAATCGCACAGCTCATCATCTCCGAGGCTAGCGAAATCGCAGCCACAGACTCAGACGAGCGCGATGATATTGACACCCTGCTATCGGCTCTCAAGCACCTCTTTAACTTCCGCGATGGCGAACTAGATGAGGATAACGAGGCAGCACTCAGCACCGATGGTTCACTTCTGAACCTTGCCGCAAAGGGTGACGATGCCAGCTCAGAGGGATGCGACTGCGATGGTTGCGCTGCCTGCCAAGCTGACGGTGGATGCGATGACAAGATGTGCAAGGGCTGCACCAAGATGTCTGCAAAGTCCGCTGACATCAGCAAGTGCCTAGAGTGCGGATGCCATGATGTATCTAACGCCCACGGCAAGACACAAGTTGTCATTCCCGGCGCTGCTCCTACAAACGAAGTAGCAAATGTTTCTACCGCTGCATCACTTAACACCGATGGCTCTATCAAGTCAGCCGAAGGCGATGAGGCAGTTGTTGAAGATAAGCCAGCAGATGAGGTTTCCGAGGAAGCCCCTGCTGAGGATAAAGAAGATGAGATTCTTGATGAGAAGTCCGTTTCGGCCATCATTGAGAAAGCTGTAAAGAGTGCGACTGAATCAGTCAAGGCTGAGATCGCGGAACTTCAAGCTGCACATAAGGCGGCTGAGGAGAAGGCGGTAGCTCTTGAATCAGAACTCGTAACGGCAAAATCGGCAGCTGCATCAGGTGGCCCAAAGCGCACCGGACGCGTAGCTGTCACAAATGAAAACGAGCTCCTGCTCAAAGCCGCTGAATACCGCCTAAAGGCATCAGCGACCTCAGACCAAATTCTCGCCAAGGGATACAAGGCATTGGAAAAGGAATACCTAGCCAAAGCCGGAAAAATCTCTGACGAGGAATAACCCACACAGCACTCGAAAGGAAATAAATTGGCTCTAACTGCCCCTAAAGCAGCTGACCTCTTTGGCGATGTAGATTCCGCTAAGAAGGCTGCAAAGCGCATGGATGAGTACACCGAGGTTCTCGGTAAGTCACTCGGCAATCCATCAACAACACCTGGCGTTTCGCCTGTAGCAGATCCAACTGCTGCTCTCGAAGCACTAGCTGCAACAAAGTCACTCGCTCCAGATGCACTCGCTGGTCTTAACAACGCAATCGCTTCACAGCGCCTTGCATTGCAGGATATGCAGAAGGACATCACGCTGACCTCTCCACTCTCAACCAGCTTCGCTGCGTTTGACTTGGAAGCACCAGCAAAGCTTTTGACCCCACGCCCAACACCACTTCGTAACCGTATCCCTCGCAAGAAGGGCGTTGGCACATCACACCGTGTCAAGCGCATCACCGGTTACACAGGTACAGGTACTGGCGGACAAGGACAAATCTGGCCCGGCGTTACAGAATCAACAACCACCGCTTTCGGTTCAATCAACTTCGAGCGCGGCGCAAAGATTTCGTACACCTCAGATGACTTAATCCTGCCTTACAACTCTTACTCACTATCTGACAGCGTTTCATTCGATGCTAACTTCTCAGGCCTCGGATACCAAGACCTTCGTCAGTTGTCATCAACTTCTACCTTGTATGCAACCATGCTCATGGAAGAACGCATGATGCTTATGGCTCGCGGTACTGCATCAGGTTATGCTGGCGCGCTTAACGCAGGCTCAGCTCCTACCCTTGCAACCCTCACAGCTGTATCTCCATCAGGATCAGTAACAGCGCTTCCAAACGCTACTTACTATGTCTATTACACAGCTGACGCTGGTATCTCATCAACAGGTTTCGGTGAGTCAATCCTCTCAGCAGTTGCTTCACAGGCAACTTCAAGCCAAGCGCTTACCATCACCATCCCAACCGCTATCACCGGCGCACTCGGTTACAACATCTATGTTGGTACAACCACAGGCGCAGCTAACGCGAAGTTCCAAGGCCGCACCACATCCTTGACCTTCACACTCGGCGGTTCAGGTACACCAACAATCGGAAACCAAGCTCCGTTGAACACAACCACCACGGTTGTCGCAACCCGCGCAGCAGCAGATACCTCAGCTTACGCAACAGGTTATGACGGTATCTTGACCACCGTTCTTGGCGCTAACACCGGCTACAACAACAACATCAACGCAACCTTCTCGAATACAAATCCGGGCACAGAGTTCCAGACCGTATTCGCGAACCTTTACAACAATGTAAAGGCTGATCCAGATGAGATTCTGCTTAACGGTTCAGACCGCAAGCAACTTTCAGATGCGATTAAGGGCTCAGCTAACGCTAACTACCGTTTGCAGATTTCACAGGATGAGGCTTCTGGCGTCACCTACGGTTCTGTCGTGAACGGAATCGTAAACGAAACCACAGGAAAGTCAGTTCCTTTGACTGTCCACCCATGGTTGCCACAGGGCGTTGCTCCTGTTCTTTCCTACACCTTGCCAATTCCTGACACAGAGGTTTCTGATGTCTGGTCTAACTACATGGTGCAGGACTACATGGGTATTCAGTGGCCTGTGACACAGTTCGCGTACGAGTTCTCCACGTATTTCCGCGGTACATTTTTCTGCGTTGCTCCTACATGGAATGGCGTAGTTTCAGGTATCGTCTCTGCATAACTCGTAAAAATCTAAATGGGGGGAGAGTCTTAATTGGCTCTCTCCCTATTTATTAACAAGGAAGGCACACATGGCACGACTCACACCGCGAGATGGATTCGTCAAAGAAACCGACATCAACTCGCAATCAGGGCGCACTCGGTATCGCGCAGACCGGTCAGGTTTGTATTCCGTAGAAAACCCCAAGCACATTAAGGCGCTAAAAGCAGAAGGCTTTACAGAGGAAAATCTTGCACGCTATGAGCAAGGCGATGCTCAACGCGGGTACACTTGTACTCAATGCGGATTCGGATCATGGTTCAGACTATGTTCTCGATGCGGGCACGAATACGACTCCACGCCTAAAACAGACGGAGATTAAGAATGACATCTGCAGTATCGCCAATCACTCAGTTTCAATCAGGGTCATACCTCACAATCGCAGAGTATAAAAACGCTCCTACAGCGATTGACTATGACAACCTTGTGGTTGGCGGTACTCAGGCTCAGCAAGACGCGGAATTGGCCTCGGTCATCCAGCGGGCATCCTCGTTCATTGACATTTATGTCAATCAGCCGCTGATTGCTCAAAACTTCACCGAGCAATCCCGCACGCGCATGACCCAAGAGGGATTTCTCGTCATCTCTCCGGACTACAACAATGTGGTCGCGCTCAACTCTTTAGCCTATGGCCCAACCCCGACAAACCTTGTCACAGTGGGCGCTACAGCCCTGCAGAGCTGTTGGTTTGAGAAGTCTCAAATCGTCTATCCGCTCAGCCAGCTAGGAACAACCTACTCGTCTCAGGGGCCTCTTTCTTTCGGCTTCCCGCCATCTACGCGCTCAAAGATTTATGCCTCGTATAACTACACTGCAGGCTTCTGTAACGGCCTTATTTCGACAGCCACGGCCAATGCCTCATCCTTCACCATGATTGACCCTATTGGCCTCACAGCCGGCACAGTGGTCACTATCTATGACGGCCAATACACCGAGCAAGTTGTCGTTTCGCCTTCATATACCTACGGATCTAGCACGGTCAATATCACCGGCACGCTCAAATACTCGCACGCTTCTGGCGTTGCGGTAGGCAATATTCCGCAAGCAATCAAAGAGGCCGCCATCCTTGTCACCACCGATTTCCTCAAAGTCCGCGGAGACAACTCTCTCACCATGGCGGTCACAACCCGCGCATCGTCAGGCCCAAGCGTTCAGTCCATCGTTGGCTCAGACCTCGAACTTGCCAAGCAGCTTCTTAGCCCGTTCCGGAGAATGCGCTAATGACAGTAGGTCGCGCCAATCTCCGATCCACTTTATACAATTACCTTACGGGCGCAAATATTGCCACGCTCAATCAGGTATTCACCTCTTTCCCAAAACGCATCAACTTCCAAGTCAATGCAACCGCTGGACAGTTAAGCCGCGCAGCCGCTGTGATATTTATCCAGAGCGAGCGCGAAACTCGTTTAGCTATCGGCGGTGCGACCAATGGCTGGAAGCGCGTAGATTACACAGTCATCTTGCAAGTCTTTCACCACTCTATGCAAAACCACTCAGAAACTGCCATGTCGGATTTTGATACACTTATAGACAACATCAAGAACACGCTTCGAGCCAGCCACAACTTTGGTGACACCACCCAAGTCAATGTCTGGCAAGGCGCGGAACCTGCGATCGACTGTTTGTATGGAGAGCCGGTTACCTCAGACAATGGGGCAACGGAGACTTTTGCAGAGATTCGATTCGATGTTACTCAAATGATTCAGGCATAAGGAGAACGATGGCCACTTACCAATACAGCGGCGATGATGTTCGGGAGTTTCCAACTCTCGGCCTCACAGTCAAGCCCGGAGATACTTTTGACTCCAAGGATGACATTATTTCAGCCGATGTCTCTCTCGCTTCTGCACCAAAGAAAACAACAACACCGTCAGCCCCGTCTGACTCAACCGTAGGAGCGTGAACTAAGTGTCAGTACAAAATACCCACCGTTCGTATGTCGGAATCGCTAAGGAAACAACAAAGGGAACAGCAGTCACTACTCCGACCGCTTATATCCCAGTTATTGCCAACACCTTAAAGCCACAAGACATGTACACACCTTTGTACGATGAGGGCCTCCGCGGATCGCTTGTTAAGAACTACAACTATATTCAGGGTCGCGTCCACTCAACTTTTGACTTCGGCGGCGCAGTATTCGCTGACACCGTTATCTACCCTCTTGCCGGTGTTCTTGGTGAGGATGTTGTTTCAGGATCAGCTCCTTATGTCCACACTCTCGCAGTGAAGAACTCGGCAACGGCTGCAGCGGATGCACAGCCTTCTGCTTACACCTTGCTCGATTTCTACGGAGCAAATGTTCGCACATGGACAGGCCACCAATTCCACGACTTCTCGCTGAAGTGGAACGCAGATGGCTTGCTCGAATACGATGCAAAGTCCACCGGATGGCAATCAGCCACCACCACAACCCCAACCCCTAGCTTCTCGACCGTTCTGCCTACCGCAGTCTGGTACGGAACTGTGAGCGTTGGCGGCACAACCATCTCCAATAACACAGACGGCAACATTGACATGAAGCGTCCCGTGACTCCTATCTACGGAATCTCCAATGTGCAGACCCCATACTCTGTATTCGTTGGCGCTCTGGAAGTGACCGGCAAGGCCACTTTCATCATGGAAAACGACACACAGCTCACCAACTATTTGACCAACACCCAGCCAGCTCTCGTCTTTAACTGGACAAACGGCTCAGGAGCGTCTCAGACATCCATCCAAGCGACCATGACAAAGGGTGCATACACACTCGCCGTCATCGAGCGCTCAAAGGATTTCGTTGAAGTGGTTGTTGATTTCAATGCCCAAGGCAACCTAACCGATGCTGGAACTGTTGGCTACTCACCAATCAAGTGGGTTGTTAAGAACGCGATAACCACCTCGGTCGCTTAACCTAGAACGCAGTAGCGGTGGCAGGTTGATTTGGTTCGCCTTCCGAAATCCCGCACCGCTACTGCCTAGTTTTGCTAGGATGCTCACAAGGCTACCAAGGAGGCACAATGTCAAAAAAGATTACCCTGCCATCAGGGGCAACAGTTACTATCAAAGATGCAATAGATCTTAAAGTCAAAGACCGCAACCGCATCATGCTCGCCGGAGATAACAAGGGTGAAGCAGAAAAGGGCATCGCTATCGGCAACGCTTTGCTTGCTGCAATTATTGAGGACTGGTCATTCGACCTTCTCGTTCCATCGGTCAAATCTGATTCTATTGACGAGCTGCCCATTAAAGATTATGTTGCTCTCATGGATGAGACCGCAAATGTCACCAAGGACTTGTTCCCTGAGTTGGCGGATACAGATAAAAACCGTTTGAACCCTGATAGCCCTTTAGACAGCTCCAACGCCTAA